GTATATTTAGTAGAAGCAGTGTTAATCGGTACAGGTACTGAAGCAACACCTTTTGCAGATAGTTAATAGATAATTAGTGTGGGGCTTCGGCCCCACATTTTAATTTTAAGGAGAAAATATGAGTTCAGATCAGAAGTTTAGTACACTGACGGCAGATGGAAATTTTAAAACTATCACTGGTGGTTCTACTAACATAGGGCCTTGTAGAGTTACATACATACAAGCTCATGGTGGAACTAACTGTTTAGTTAAGTTACATGATGGAACAGGAACAGGTGGTTCTTTACAATTTCAAGCTAAGTTTAGTAGTGAAGGTTTAGATATCTATGTTCCAGGAAATGGTATTAGATTTGAAACAGGAGTATATTTAGATTTAACTACCACGGATTCTGTTACTATCGGCTATACTGGCTAGGAGTTTAAATGGCTAACACTACTTCAGGAACAGCAACGTTCGATAAAACTTTTGCTATTGATGAAATAGTAGAAGAGTCTTTTGAACGTATTGGCCTACAAAATGTTGCTGGTTATCAATTAAAATCTGCAAGAAGATCTCTAAATATAATGCTTCAAGAATGGGGTAATAGAGGTATTCATTATTGGCAGATTGATGAGCTTGATATTGATTTAATTGAAGGACAAGCAGAATATAAATTTTTTAGATCATCCGATGATGGCACAAGTGCTACATCAAATCCAAATGGTGTTTATGGAATATCCGATGTCCTTGAAGCACAATTAAGATCTAATAGAACACAAACTACTCAGTCTGATAGTCCAATGACTAAGGTGGATAGATCAGTTTATGGAGGCTTTTCTAATAAACTTTCAAAAGGAACACCTAATCAATACTTTGTGCAAAGATTTATTGATCACGTTAGTATTCAAATATATCCAACACCAGATTCTACAAACGGATCTAAAGATATGCATATTTATTATATTAAAAGAATACAAGATGCAGGAGACTACACCAATGCAACTGACCTTCCATTTAGATTTGTGCCCTGTATGGTGTCAGGATTAGCATACTATTTAGCTCAAAAATATACTCCACAGTTAATTCAACCGATGAAATTAGTTTACGAAGATGAATTTCAAAGAGCATTAGCTGAAGATGGTTCTGCTTCAAGCACACACGTTACACCTAAAACTTATTATCCAGGAATATAATGTCAAAATATGCAACAGGTAAATATGCAAAAGCGATATCAGATAGATCTGGTTTAGAGTTTCCATACAGAGAAATGGTAAGAGAATGGAATGGATCATTCGTACACGTATCTGAGTTTGAACCTAAACAACCACAATTAGAACCAAAACCACAAAACGCAGATGGTATTGCGTTAAGACATGTAAGAAGCGCAAGAACAGAAAATGATGTTCCATATTCTTTACCAGAGAATCCGTTTGAAACTTATCAAACAGGTTCAAGTATCATAAATGTAACTGCACCTGGTCATGGATTAACAAATGGAACCACATATAGATTTCGTGGATCACCTGCTTTAGTCACTGGTGGAGGAGGAATTTTTCAATATAATAATCCTTCAAATTTTGATGGTATTACAGGTGCTAACATTGCAAAAGCCGCAGGTTATGCAATAACAACAGGTCTATTTAGAGACGGTGCAAGAGTAAGCACTGATTACGCTGTAGCAAATTTCTTCTTCTTTACAGTTGATACAGATACTGCTACAAGTGGTAATATTAAGGGAGGAGGAGTTGGCTGCTCTGTTGGACCAGTCACATTAAACGCATGATTAAACATTTTGTAAATTGGATAAAAGCTTGGATAGGTATTAAGGATGAGGAAATGGATCCTCATGCTGAATTATATTTAAAAGAAGCGGAATCAGAAATTCCAACACATAAATTAGAAAAAATAAAATCAAAATATAAGGAAGATTCTAAATAATGGCTGGATTAAGTGCATCAGGATTAAAAACACAGATTAGAAGTTATACTGAAACAGATTCTAATGTTTTATCAGACTCTGTTTTGGAGAATATTATTTTAAATGCACAATATAGAATTTTTAGAGACGTACCTATTGATGCTGATAGAAAACAACAATTAGGTAATTTAGTTGCAGGACAAGAATCAATAAACGCTCCAGCAGGATGTTTATTTGTCAGAGGCATACAAGTGTATGACACCGCAGGATCGGCAACCACTGGAGCTAATAGATGGTTGGAGAAAAAAGACTATACGTACTTACAAGAATATCAAGATATAACAGGCACATCAGCAGCTCAAGGTCAACCTAAATATTATGCTATGTTTGGTGGGGGCACGGGAGAATCAGATACAACATCTGGCCGTATAGCTTTTGCTCCAGTGCCTAATACAACATATAGGTTTAGAGTTCATTTTAATAAAATGCCTGATCTCTTAGAAAATAATGATACTAATTATATCAGCATGAACTTTTCAAACGGCTTATTATATTGTTGTTTATCAGAGGCTTATGGTTTTTTAAAAGGTCCAATAGATATGTTGACACTTTACGAAAATAAATATAAACAAGAGGTACAGAAGTTTGCTAACGAGCAAGTTGGTAGAAGACGAAGAGATGACTATACTGATGGCGCTGTTCGTATACCAGTAAATTCAGCAAACCCATAGGAGAAAATTATGGCAATAACATCAGCTATATGTTCAAGTTTTAAACAAGAACTTCTACAAGGTAAGCACAGCTTTGAGTCTTCAGGTGGGCATACTTTTAAAATAGCATTATTTACTAGCTCTGCATCTTTAGGTGCATCTACAACTGATTATTCTACTTCAAACGAGATATCTAATACATCTGGATCTGCATATACTGCAGGTGGTGCTACTTTAACAAACTCTGGTGTATCCTTATCTTCAACAACTGCATTCACAGATTTCTCAGATGTAACTTATACATCGGCTTCTTTCACTGCAAATGGTGCATTAATATATAATACAACAACAGATGGTGGATCAGGAACAACTGACGCTGTATGTGTAATTGCATTTGGTGGTGATAAAACAGCAAGTAACGGAACTTTCAAAATAGAATTTCCTACAGCAGACGCAAGTAGCGCTATAATCAGATTAGCATAGGAGGTCGACCATGTCGACGACTTCAGGATGGGGCAGGTTTACCTGGGGCCAAGCTAATTGGAATGCGGATACAACTTTTAAAACAGGTTGGGGTGCACAAGCTTGGAACGATGGTGAATGGGGAGAACTTAAAGATCAAACTATTTCACTAACTGGTTTATCAATCACATCTTCTATTGGATCTGTAACAGTCACAGATATGGCTGTGGGATTAACGGGTCAATCTATTACATCTTCACAAGGAGAAGCTTTTGTACCTACTGTTATAGACGACACTCTATCTATTACATCCTCTCTTGGTTCAGTGTCCGTGGTTGATATGCAAGTTGGATTGACTGGTGTATCAACAACAGCATCAATTGGATCTGTAACTGTTAATGACATGACCATTGGTTTAACAGGTCAAGAGTTTACTGCAAGTCAAGGAACAGCAAAAGCACCAAATGAAAC